GAGGGTGGAAGTCACCATCGACGAACTACACCGTGGAGGGCGTGCCATGAGACGCGTTTTAAGCGCATTACAGCGGTTTTGGCGGTATGACTGGCGTCATGTGCCACCCCCGAACTGGGCGTGTTCTAGGCGGCGTCTGGATGGGGAATACTGGTGACCATTGACACCGAAAGCCCGCCCGGGGCGTGGGAAACCGAAATGGCGCGGATGCCGTGGCGCTACTCGCAGCAGGTCAAGGTTGACGAGGCGTTAGCGGCGATCCGACAGGCTGGATTTGCGCTGGAGGCAACCGTACTGGCGCTAGAGATCAAGACGCTGAAAGACGAGCTAAAAACATTGCGCGTTCGTCTTGACGGCGCTTAACGAGTCCCGGCAGCACCTTGCCCGCCGCCTTTGTCCACATCAGGAAGGCGTCAGCAGCGCCTTCTATGTCGCCACGGTTGTAGCGCATACGGATGCTGCTGCGCTGGGTATTGCCCAAGCCGATATTGAAGGACAGGCTTACCAGAGCGTCAAATTGGCCTTGATGATTAACAGCAGCAGGGCAAAGTCGGGCCACGCCGCGCTCAAACCGCGCAAGGTCTTGAGCAAGGATAGCGTCCACCTCTCCCATCGTGAGGCTGCGATCCCAGCCTGCGGGTATCGGTAGGTTCTTCCGATCCTCATATTTCACCGCAATGTGGGTTGGGTCAATGACATGGCCTACCGCAGTTGTCCACAGCAGAGCCGGACACCGATAAGGGCGCATCCTTACGCCCTCATGATGCTTAATCATGCGGATAGCGGCGTCGGATACCTTCACTTTTTCTGGAACGCTTGCGTACCAAACCAGAAGGCGATGATGCTGCTCAAAATCAGCATTTCGTCGTCGCTAAAGACGTTCTCCATCGCAATAGCGAACGGGATGCCCGTCGTGTAGGCGTACCAGACGCCTGCGATGTTCAGCGCGACCAATTCCAACACAAAGATGTAGGTCACAACCGGGCGCACCGAGGCGCGTAGGTTGATCATCCATTGCGATGCGCCTTTGCCAATTTCTACGTCGTGGCTATAGAGGGCTTGGCGTTCCTCGGCAGCGGTTTGCGTCTGGATTTGCTCTAGCTTGATTTCCTCAACCCGTGCCTGCGCGATAAAGCCACGTTCTGCGAGGGCGAGTTCACGCTCTTTCTGTGCGGCAACCAACGCAAGCTCATGTTTCTTGTCCTGCCGGTCTTGGAAGATTTGCAGAATCTTGGGCAAGCCGCCCGCAAGAAACGACAGGAACGTGCTAACCATCGTCATCATTGTCTTTCTCCACATCGTGCTTTGAGCCAATCATAATTCCTGACAGAGTGCCAACCAAGAAGGTCGCAATCGGATTAATTAACTTAAAGAACTCTTGATCGTTTGGTGCTTGCGCGTCAATCGGTTGAGTTACAAAAATAAGCGCATAAAGCACCGCGACAATGATAATCAGCAGCGTTACCGCAAGCGTGACCCCGACAATAAAACGGAGCAGCGTGTCCAACTCGGGATTTACTCGCACTTTTTTTGCCTCAAAGTCATCTCTGTGCAAGTGCCGCTTGCCGAACAGATTGGCGGGTTACACTCTGTTTTGTTCCAGTTAATCGGGTCTTGACACGGATACCGGTAACGATCTGCACAGCCGACCGTTGTTAGCACAACTATCAGCATCATCACCCGCTTCATTTGTCGGCCTTATTGCTATTCAGTTCGCCAATCAAATCGAAGATGCGGTCAAGCGTGTTCTTGATGTGCTGGATGTCGTCTTTGTAGTCTGCTTTGGTGATGTACACCTTCGGCATCTCACGCACATCTTGGTCGAGGCGCTCGATGGAGCGGCTGATGTTGTTCAATATCCAGCCGCCGAATAGACCTGCAACACCGATGATGATGTTGAACAGCACTTGATACTCGTTCACGTTATGGCCTCAACGCATTTCTGTTTTCTGGAGTCGCCAGAATATTTGTCACGACGCCAGGCGTAACTGCTGGAATCGGCCCTTTTACCGAAATTGGTTCGAAGAAAAATTCACCAACTTTCCCACGCTTAGATACCAACGCATTACTCAGTGCTTGCGCGGCTGAATTGGAATTGATTAAGTCAACCGCAACTTGAGATGCTGTTCTAACGTCTAGCTGGCCCTTTACTCTTGACAGAATAAAATTTGCCAACATAGCGGGCCTGCTCAACAGACTTGGAATGTCTGCCGTTTCTTCTTTAACAATTCCGCTGACGCCTCCGCCAGCGCGAACGCCCTCTTGCGCTAATTTATTAAACCGCCGCTGATTGGAAATCGCTAAATTAATTTCATCAATTACGGCTTTAAGTTCTGGTATTTCTTTTGACGCGCCAACAATTCGAGTTGCTGATACGTCCGGCGTTACTCCCTCTAAAGCCGCTTCGGCCTCTTTGGTGTACTCCGCCAAATCATCAAGCAGCGCCCTGCGACCTTCCATTCCCATCGCCCGCTTTCCAAATTCGCTAAGGATAGGACGGACATTTAACCCAGCATTATCAAGAATGCCTAACTGAGCGCGATAGGTGTCCATGAACTCACGGTGCTTTGCAGGATCAACGCGACCGCCTTTTACTGCGGCTTTTCGATACATTCCTAAAATGCCTTCCCGCAAAGCGCTCATTGCCTTTTGATTGTCTCGGAATGCCTCCACAAATCGCAAAGCGTTGTCTTCGTTTTTCAACGCTGTAGTAACAATGTTTGTTGGCGCGACCGCCGCCTCACCTGTCCGCATACGTTCAGGCAACTTAGCAACCCATCCTTTATAAAAAGGCGTAGCAATTTGCTCTTCGTATGCCCTCAAAGCGTCGGCATACGCTTCCCGCGCTTTTGGCGGCACGCCATTCCTAATAGCCTCATCAACGGAATTTCGTAGGTTAGTTAAATTGCGCCTTGCAACACGCGCATCAAGAGGCAACGCCCGCAAATCAAGGTTAATTGCCTTGATGATGGCATCGGCAGTTCGCAACGTAATGTTCGGTGTTTCCTTAAACTGCGACAAAATCTGACTGGTTTCGGGCGCAAGATTTGGGTCAAGCCGCACCAGCGGATCATCTGCCAGTTTTTGCGCCGTGCGAATAATTGGCGCGATTGAAAACGGATCAGGCGCCAAAGCAAAAGCGTTTTCATACGCGGGCGTTACCACCTCACGTTGTCTTTGGTTGATAAGTTCCGACCGCTCTCTGACGATTTGACGCCCTGTTGCGCGCTTGCTTGGGGTTGGCACAGCGCCCGCAAGTTCGCCCTCTCGCGCCTCTAAGGCAGCAACCGTTGCGGCTTCATCTGCTTTAACTTTTGCGAGTTTTGTAGCAAGCCCTTGTTGCGTTGCCGAATCCCGAGCAGCATACAAGTCCCGAACGACTGTATTCGCGTACTTCGCAGTGCCGATCAGCGCAGCGAAATTGGAATTACCTGTTTGCAAAGCCACTTGCTCAGGCGTTGCGCCGGACTCCAGCGCATCGATTGCGGCCTGAACGCGCATCGGGTCGTTATTAAATGCTTCAAGATAAGCGCGAGAGCGAATGCGATCTGCGCCTCCAGTCATTACTGGCTCAAGAATGTTGTAGCCTAAGCGACCAGTTGCCTGAATTGCCGCCGGAACTACACCGGCAACCGTGCCACCTAACAAAGCAGCGCCCATTTCAATGTACGGGCTTGTTGCGCCTGCTTGTCGGGCTGCTTCTACAGAAGTACCTGCGGCAGCGGCTTGCGAAGTTTGTGCGCCAGGCCGAGTACCCATTTCTCGCAGAACATTTTGCGTTACGCTTGGCGTTACTCGCTCTGCTAAAACGTTTGTAGCTCGCGCTTGAGCCTGAGCGGGTATAGCAAACTCAGCCACTGTCCGGGCAACTTCTGCTGGGCGCGACGTTGGTTCGCCAATAATTTCCTCAGCATACGGCACCGACTCTCGAATAATTTGCGACGGCGTGCGGACTGGTTCTTTGCCAAATACCGCTCGTCCCACGTTGTACATTGATGTAGCAATGTCGCCTGCGCCTAAAGCAGCAACGCCGAAAGCCGCGCCGGGGACGGCTCCGATGCCTGCAAACGGATAACCTGCAACAGCGCCTGTCGTTGCGGCAACGGCATACGGCGCAATAACTGGGTTTACAACCTCTTTAGCTGTTTGGCTAGTGCGTCGTAACAGCGATTGACCAATCGATTCTGGCTGCGGTGGTTCAGCAATCCATTTATTGTCAACAAGATATGCCTGCTCCCCGTTTGGGCCAGTAGCCGATTCGGTGTAAATTTTCCATTCATTACCGATCAAAACGGCATTTTGACCCGTTTTTGGATTGGTGGCAGTTTCGTAAGGCATTTTGACGCCTCTATTTTGTTGGGTTTTTCTTAAACCCTTCCGGGGGCGGCGGAGCGCCTCCCTCGGCGGTTGCGTATTGCTTCAGTTCTTTGCTATCGAACAACGAAGTACCGCCTTCGCCATCAAGCCAAGCTTCTTCAGCGCCATCGTAAGAGCCATTTTTTCGGCGCCAATCTTGATAGAACCGCTGCTGCCGATCATCTCGCTTGATAACTGCACGCGCTACATCAAGCAAAAATTGGTTTGCAGCAGGCGTTTTTCCCAATCCAATAAAAGTATCTTCGATGCGTTGCGCGTCAGATTCGGTTTGCGTGCCCTTTTGCTCTTGTTGGCGAGACAGGACGTTTTGCTTAACTGAAGACAAAAACAAATCTGCATTTGCTGCGTTCTTAGCGGATTCTGGTTCGCCAAGGGCGGCAAGAACTCTGGCGCCCTGACGAATAGTCTCTGCGCCAAATCCGGTGGTCAACCCTTGATTCAATGCCCGTTGTGCTTGATCGATTGTCGTTAAAGCGCGTCTGCCGGTATCTGCACGTTCTGCAATCCTTTTATAGTTATCAACAAGCATGGTGCCGTAAGCGCCAGACTCTGCTCTTTCTTGAATGTTTGTTATTGATTGCGTTGATCGACCTGCCCTTGCTCGTTCTAATGCCTGCGATTGAACTTCTGGGCTAACAGGAATAAACAACTTTGCCCGTTCGGCCGCCGGAATTTGCGATAAAAATTGACCGCGCAATTTTTCTTGCAACTGCACGGGGTCGTCAGGCAACCGTTCTGCAAAAGGTCGAAACTCCTTGCGAATAACATTAGCCGCAATCATCTCGTCAATTTTGTCTAATACGGCCGCTTTGGTTACTGACTTATCGCCATACGCAAAATTGCCTATTGCGTTTTGAAAACGACCGTAGTTTTCGTCTGCTAACTTTTGTTGCAGTTGGAGAGTTTCTAATCCGGTTTTTTCAGCAGTTGCTCGTTTAGTTGCAATGTCTTCAAGACCTGAAAGCAAATCCAATCCAGGCTTCCCAAATTGCGATAACTTATTGCGCTGTTCTGGTTGCGAAAAATCCGCGGTGCGCGCAAAGTTTCTTAACTCAGCGGCTCGTTGCGCTTCAGCAAGCGCCGCTTCATCTTTAGCGCGCTGCATCACCGATTGCCGTGCGCCCTCAAGTCCTTGGACATACGATCCAAGGATGTTGACGGGTTGAAGTTCAGTTGCACCGATAATTGGCATACGTCACCTTAAACGCCGTAAGGACTTTCGGTAGAAGTAGCGCGATTGCCCCCTACTCGATCAAAGTAACCGCCTTTATACAACCCATATCCCATAGCGCCTTGAGCCAATGCATTAGAAAGAGCGTTGGCTTGACCGATATAGCCCGACGCACGGGCCTGCCCTGCGCCCATCTGGATGTTGGCAAGGTTGCTGCCCGTCTGACCGATGGCGCCTGCTGCAGAAGATGCGAGCGATGGGCCGAAACCGCCGATCCCGAGCAGCGCGTTAGTTACATCTGCGCGTTGCTGACGAGCGCGGGCAAAAGCGTTTTGGTATTCCTGTGAGGCAAGTTCTTGGCCGTACTGTTGCCCCGCCTTAAGGGCGCCGCCAGAAAAGTATTTGCCCCCTGCCGCCAATCTGCGCTCAAGTGCTTTCTGGCCTTCAGCCAAACGAAACCCATAACCAGGGTCCATTTGGATTTCTTCCATGCCGGGAGCGCGAGCGTAAGCGCCTTCTGGGCCGTACAGCGCAGCAAGGCGGTTCAGTTGGTCAAGCGACAGTTGGCGGAACGGCGCTGTTTCGGCCAACTGCCGTTCCAACATCCGCTCTTCAGTAGCGGCTGCGGTTTGTGCGGCTTGCTGCTGTGCCTTGGCGGCTTTGCTGGCCCCTTTCATGCCAGCGGCAGCGCCAATCGCTGCGCTACCTAAAATTGCTGTTGCTGTGCCGATAGCCATTTATGCAACCTCTTTGAAGAACGTCCGCTCCATCGGCTTGAAGCCTTGGCGCGAGTACAACTTTTCCATCGCGGGCGACCGTTCGTCCTCTAGGGCTATCATAAACAAGGCGGTCGCACCTTGCTCTTTTGCCCATGACTCTATCGCATCGTACATTTGTTTGCCTACGCCCGAGCCACGGGCTTCGGGGGTCAAGTACCACCAGATTTCTTGCACGACGCGGTGCGTAGGGCTGAAATACATCGGGTAGCACAATGCGCCCGCTACACCCACCGCCCTGCCATCCTTTTCGGCAATCCAGACGCCCATCGTAGGGTTAGTCACGGCTGCCAAATAAAAGTTGGTGAAGCCTTCGTAATCGAAGGGCATGGCGTTATGCACCGGAGTCGCGTTATGAAACGCCGCCCCCAGCGTCAGATACTGGTCAAGGTCTTCAGCGGTAGCGCGTCGGACGGTCACGAAATCTCTCTCCCCGACGAGCGAATGTTGATTGAAGTTGCAGCAGAGGCAATCGTTGAGATATAGCCTCCAGGCGCCAGCACCTGCCCCACGATCTCGGGGAACGTATACGTTTCTGAGGCCAGTAAAGTCTTGGTTTTAACCACAAGGTTGTTGTTACCGGCGGTGTCCAAAATGGTCACAAGATTGACCGAGATCGTCCGCGCCACGGTGTCGTAGTTCGTTGCCGTGAACTTGTCAATAATGGTCGTTACATTGGTCGCGGTGTACTGCGCGGTCTGCGAGGACTCTGCAATTTTCGCCGGGATCAGGACTTTAACTTGAACTGCCATAGTGACCTCAACTAAATACAAATCTGACGCGCCCGTTGTAGCCGTCGCTACCGGCGCTACCGCCGACTTCAGGGTCGCCGCCGTTACCACCCGCGCCGCCCGTCAACGAGTTTACTCCCGCAATCGCCGTTGCGCCTGACTGGTCGTAGACCGCCCCACCGTTACCGTTGGTGTTGGTTGTGTTACCGCCCGTAGCCGTACCGCCCGCGCCCTGCTGACCGCCGTTGACGCCAAGGCCGCCGTAGCCGCCCCCGCCGCCTGTACTAATCATCTCGTCGATGGTAAACGTGCCAGAATAGGCCGACGAGGTACCCCCTGCGTAACCCGTGGGGTTGCCAAGAACGCCTCCTGCGCCTTTAACGCCAACGCCATAGGCAATCGTCTTGCCGACATCGCCACCGCCGATTGCCACAATAGTTTTGGCATAAGCGCCCGATCCACCGCCGCCTCCCGGCGCGTCCTGCGGCTCAAACTCAGGAAAACCTGCGTAGGTCACGGTGCCAAAGCCGCCACCGCCTCCCCCGCCCCATACCTCAATGGTCAGCGAGGTATACCCAGACGGAATAGTTAAAAATCCTGATCCTTCGGAAAAATCAAAAATACCCGCAGGGCCGGGAAGGGCGCCAAGAACCGCAGCGGCTGCTGTAGCGCCTCCCATCAGGATACTCCTGCTCCGCCCATTAACCAAACGGTGTTTTCAATTTTTACGCACGTTCCGATGCCGTTTTGAGCCACGGTTCGCGTGCCAGAAGTAACACTGTTAGCCAGCGTGAGCGTGTCAGTAGTAATTGCCACACTAAGGCCAACCGTATTACGGTTTACGATAATAATTACCGTGCCAACCGGGAAACTTACTGTTGTGCTTGCGGGAATTGTCAGCGTCAACGCCGTTGCCGTGCCGTCGCCCATGACGACTGATTTACCGCGATCTGCAAGGACAAGCGTGTAATTACCCGTCTGTGCGTTACGCGGCGCCTCTCGATAACCGACGGGATAGTTCGCGCTAGTCGTATCGTTGTCGGGAATTAACGGCGTGCCCGTAAACGTCGGCGAAGCAATCGGCGCATAGGTCGCCGCAGCGGTCGCTGCCGTGATGCCATCCGTGATGCCGTAGCCCGCAAGCGTGGTCGGCGTGCCCGTAATGTTCGCCCACGGAATGTCGCCCGTCGCAAAGTCGTTGATGCCCGGAATGTTGTCGTAGGAGCGAATGAGAACGTCGTTGGCGTCCGCCACATCGAAACGGTACGTCTGCGACTCATCCAGCCAAATCTCCTCTGCGGGGCGTCCTGCGGAGTCTAGGATGATCGGAAACGAGTTTTGGCTGACGCCCGAGGCGGACGTATACGTCACCGCCGGGTTTGTCGTGCCTGCGGCGTAGGTGTAAATCTTGCCGCCCGAAAGAATGTCCCCGTTGTTGTCGAGGAACTGCGCTCCGGCGCCTGCGAGCGATGAAAGGTAAACAGTCATATATTCACCTGGTTTACGGTAAGGATCACACTAGGGATGCCGGGGTGCGGCGCTGCCGCCGCTTCAGCAAGCAATCGGATGTCAAGGTCGTCGGCAGAATACATCAACTGAAAGTAATCGCCGTTTGACATTTCCACGAAAAAATTAGCCGCCGAAAACACTTCGGCGTTGTTACCTTTAATTCTTATCTGCGAAGCAGAGTCGGTTAGGTCGGTGCCGTTTTTGCGGCCCCAAACGTATACGAGCGAGTCACCGCCCGAGGTTTTGTCAAGCTGGATTGAAAACGCAAAGTTATAAATACCTGCGTTGTTGCAAAAAATTTGCGAAGTTGTGGTGCCTCGACGAGTGCCGCGAGCATAAGCCGTCGTGTTAAACGTCACCGCATACGCCGTATTGATAACTGCAGGTGCTTGCGTCGTTGTGTCGTAAAACATTCCGTAATCCGCAAACACCCGCTGCTCTGGCGGCGGCGCCACTTGCAGCGCTTGAATCTCCGACTGCAATACCGCTGATACGTCATCGCTATCGGGCGACAATCCAAGGCCAACCTCAAGGTCAGCGATGCTGGTGGCTGTGGTGCCGCTGCCCGTCAACACGAATTGGTTGTTGAGGAACCGGAACCATTCACGCGAAATAAGGCCCGTCCGTTCGTCGATGAACGGGACGCGAGGGGCGGGGATGTTGGTAATGTTTGCCATTACGCATTCGTCCCGCTGAGTTCAAGTTCAGCGCCCATGATGGCTACTTTGACAGGATCGGTGCCGCTGATTTCATACACCCGGTCGCGGATTTTGGTGGTCATGCCGAGCCGTCGGAAGAGCGCCCGATAGCCGTATTGCCCGATGCGGCCCATGCCCGTCGTGCGCTCGCTCGTCCACGTATGCCCGCCATCGTCCGACCAGCGCAGCATCATGCGCGGTTCGGCGCCGACGACCGTTTGCCGCTCGACGAGAATGTAGTCGCCCGTGTTGCTGCCAATCGGCAGGTACGATGCGCCGTTGGCCGTATCAATGGCATCCACGACCGTAAAGGCTGTGCCGCTGCTATCAAGGACTGTGGCGGTGACGGTATACGAATCGGCGCTCGACGACAGCACCGTCCACGGCGGGCCGGCAATGACTTCGCCGCCTTGTTCGGTCATCAAGAAATCGCCGTTTTCGGTCAGAAGCAACACCGTCTCGTAGACGCTGTAGCCTTCAAGGCCGACGCCGGTTTCAAGGTCAATTTGCAACGAGTGATGGGCCGTGCGCTTGAGGTTGTTCGCGCCAGTCGGCAGCGCTCGCCACGTCCGCAGCCACTTCTGCACCGCGCCATCGTCGGCGTAAACGTCAAGGCTGAAGATATATACCTTGCCGTTTTCGTAATCGCCGACGTGCGGGTCGCCGTTAAAGCGAGCGTGGTTGTTGCCACGGTGACGCTTGAAGTCGCCAAGCCGAAAGCCTGCGCGTTCGTGCCATGCGCCGGTCGCGGCGTCATACACCCAGGTCGTATCCGCGCCCGTAAAGTTCAGCACGTAGAACGTATGGCCGTCCTGCTGATAGGTGTACCCCGTCGCGTCCGACAAATCGCCGTACTGCTGGATAGCGTACTCAACCGCGTGGGTGGATACGCGCACGCCTTGGTAGCCTTGCGCCCGGTACACGATGCCTTGGCCGCGAGCGTCGGCGCCGAGCCAAAAGACGCTGTTGTCCATCTTGGCAACGGAGTACGGCGCAATGCAGCCGATTTCGTTGTACGCGCCTTGGATGCGGGTCAGCGGAAAATCCGCCTCGCCTGCGTTGTACCAAACCTCGACGCTGTTGGTGCCGAACAACCACGCTTCGCGGTGGTCGATGATGAGCGACACAAGCCCATCGGGGGAGCCTTCGGCGGAGGCAAAGTCAAGCGGGTCAATGGAGAGGCCGTCAAGTAATTGGGTAACCCACACGCGCTGACTGTCGGGTTCGTTGAAAACGAAATAGCCGTCCAAATAGCCAACCGTGACCGCGCCCGGAAAGTCGGGGTCGGTGATCTGCGCAAAGCCTAATGTATCTACATTGTAGATATACGAGTCGGGATTGCAGGCAATGAAAATCTGCGTGCCGTTGTCGGCTATTGACACCGGGCCGGTGCCTGTCACATCGCCGATCTTGGTCGCGGTGTAGCCCGTGGTGACGCGGTAGAACTCTAGGCCGCTCACGACATAGAGGAAATTGCCGAGGTTGTAGAGGCCACGAATCGGGCCGGTGCCGACCGTTATTACGCGAGTTAAACCGGGGCAGCGTTGCAGATACGCCGGTTCCTTGCCGCCCTCGGGAATGACCTCGGGGTACAAGTTAATCATCCGATTGTCGGCAGCGTTGATGCTACGTATGACGTAGCTGCTACCCAGAATCGGGGACTTCACTTAGAAATTCCCTGTGTAGATATTAAAGCGCGGTCTGTTGACCATCAGCGCTGACGGCATCGCCATCACATCGCCGGGGAAGTTGATGCGCTTGAGATCGCGCTTGCTGTACATCGCAATCCGGCGCACCTGCTGCGACGGTTCCACACCAAACTCCGGCGCGAGTTCGCACGCAAGGTTGTAGCGGAACGCCCGCAGGTAACCTGGCGGGAAAGACAACACGGTATCAAGCGCAGCGGGCTGCGTCAGCGGGGACACCGAGACAAAGTGGAACTCCAAGACACGCGAAGGCACCGGGTAGAGATAAATCTCGATGTTCGGGTGCGTGGCGTTGTACCAGAGGGTTTGCGGGTACGTAGACGTTACGGTCTTGACCGCAATGTTGTTGTACTGCTCTTGGTTAATCATTTTGATGCCATACGACACGTTGGTCGAGGCATCGCGGAAATAGGTGGAGTCGTCCAATTCAATCGGGCGTTGGCCGACGAAATCGCCGGTTGGCCCCAGCGTGCGGATGCGCGTCGAGGGCGGCCAGTCGAACACTTGGTCGATGGTGGAGAACACCGACAGACGCTCGGTACTCCACGACTCAATCATCTGGTTAAGCGCTGTAAGGGCGTCCTGCGAAGTCGCTGCTGAAGGCACCTCGCCTTCCGCCAGCATCCCGATCAAACGCAGCGCACCGTTGATCTGGTCCCCGGCGGTAGTAGCCATTATTTACTCCCTGCGGCGGCGACGCGCCCGCAATTCGTTGCCAGAAGTCTCCGACGCCGGTTCTTCAACCGACGCCGGAGATTCTGAATCATCCGGGTCAGAGGGGTCAAATTCCTCCCACCCGTGCTGCATATCTTCCTGTGCTTCGACCCAAGAAATAGCAACTTTGGCGCCATGCTTGGGGTGTTGCAAGTAGATATTCGGCATTGTTACGAGGCCAAGAGCGGTACGGTGTACCAAGTGGTCGCGTCATACGCCACGAGCAGCATTGAGGTCTTTGCCGCCATGTTGTAAGACGCATTTGCTGAAAGCGCATTGATTGCAACGCCCGAGGCCGGGTAGACCTTCAGCACTGCGTTCGCCGCATCAGCGTTCTTGATAATCACCACAAGGCCCGCAGAGGCCGCCGGAAGAATCACGCCCTTGGTGCCGTCAGCCGCAGAAACAAGCGTAAAGCCCGCCGTAACTGCTGCTGCATCACCTTGAGCCGATCCGGTCGCCGCAACCGTCGCTGATTTAAGAACAAGACTGCCGCTTGCCGTAACCGTTGTTGCCGTAACCGTTGTTGCCGTAACGCTGTCCGCTGATACTGCGCCCGAAACGGTAACGCTTTGGAACTCCGGGTCAGCGTAGGCAACACCAATCGCCTGTGTATTAGGCATATCAATACCCCTTTAGGTAGTGCCCCCGGCGGGTTGCCCCGCCGAGGGCGTTGCCATTACGAACCGACGCGATAGCAGACAAACGTGTTGTCCGCCGTCTTACGCACGCGCCACCGGGAAGACGTATTGATTGCCGTCGTGGCAAGGCCCACGAGGAAAAACGTCGCTCCCGCGTTGAGCGTCACAATACCCGAGGAAGACCCCAGGTTGATGATGACAAACTCAAACGCCATGTTGAGGTTAGCGCTTGCGACCGCCGCATCCATCAAAGCGCCGGTAGGCAGCGTGAACGCGACCGCCCCAGCGTTGGTGGAGGTGATAAGGCCGTTGATAAGGTCGGCTGCCGTCAGCGTGACCGTCGTGCCCAAGTAAGCGACCGGAGCCGCTTGCGGGAACAGGTTTGGCTCCGCAGCATTACCTGCGCCAAGCTGATACCCACTAGTACCGTTAGGAAGTGCCATGTTGAGTTACTCCTGTAATTTAAGGGTTAGCCCCAGAGGCGCACGGCCATCTGCGGACGAATCACCGAGTAGCCATACAGCACGTCGATACGGCACGGCATACGGTCGTTGTTGATGTCGTACTGACGGACAACGCGCATGGACACACCGTTGTGAACCTGACGCGAAGCCATGTCAACGCCCTGCGGCATGAGAAGGTCTGCCGTGGCGAAGGCAATCGCATCGCGGTGGTACACAAGGTTCTGCGGGTACTGCGTGGACGCGCCACCAAGGAACGTGACCGTAGCACCAGACTGCGGGAACGAATCCACGGTAGCAAGGGCAACCGACGAGGTGTAGATCGCCGGAGAGACGCTTACCGTGTACGCGCCAGCCACAGCCGTTGCGTCGGCGGTCGCCACGAACTGCTGAAGCGAGCCGGTGGACTCACGGGTCTGCGGGTTAACCGCGTACACGCTGCCGATGGTAAACACATCGCCCTTCTTGATCGTCTGCGTGCCAGTGCCGGTAATGGCAATGGTTGAGGCGCCCTGAGTGGAGACGGTGGTGGTCACGGTGTGCGAGCCAGTGCGGCTGCCAGTCGTGAACTGCTTGATCGACTGCGACATATTGAGTTCGTTGAACCCAAGGATGCCCTCGCCAAACATACCGTTCTTGAACTGCGCCGAGATGGTGCTGACCGGGTTGAAGAGCCCCTTCATGCCCTCGATGAGCGCGGCATTAGCAGCCGGGTTCACGGTGACATAACGCGGCTGCATCACAGCGGCGGCTTCGTTGAGCTTCTGCTGTGCGGCGAGCAGAACCTGGGTGCTGCTCGGCGTGGTGCCGGGGGTGCCGACCGACTGGAAGATGCTGTTGAAGCTATTGGCAACGTCCGCGTCAATCGAGGCCGCAAGCTGCGAGATACGCGGCTTGAGAACACGCTCGGCGAAGTCGTCCAACTGCATCGTCATTTCGGCAGTCGTGAAGTTCACGCCGATGTGCTTCTGCGAAGCAACGGTCAGCGTGGTGAACTGCTCGTTGTCGTCCTGCACCTGCAGGGCGGCACCGTCAGTCACCAAGGCGCGGTCCGGCAGACGGATACGCAGGGTGGTGCCGATCTTGGCGCCTTCCACAGCGTAGCTGTTGTCGTACTGGCGGTTGACATTGCGAGTGATCACAAGGTTGTTCTCAAGGATTTCGAGAGCCTTCCTCGTGATCATGTCGATAGTAAGAAGTGTATTAGCCACGGAATTACTCCTAGTAAATGGTTAACGTCTCTGCGCCGCTTCCCACTGCTTGATCTGGCGACGACGTTCGGCCTCAATCCATTCCGACGTACTCATGGCCGTTACCGACCGTGGGTCTGTCGTCTCGTAGCTGCCGTTCGCCGTGCCTCTGGCCGTTACCGGCTTGAGCGGGGGCGGTGCGCTGGTTGTCTTTTTGACCGGCGGATTGTCGGCCAATTTGGCCTCGATCTTGCCGATCTCCTTAGCCTGAAGGTAGGGCGACAGGCGGGAAATACGGTCAGCCTCTCGGGGGTTGGAGCCTAGGTAGTACGCTACGTCTGGCCCAACATCCGATGCCTGAATCGTCTGCGCCATCACGGTCGTAATCGGCAGGCTCTGGTTGTACGCGACTTGTTCAAAGTCATCGTACCGATCCCGTGCCGCCTCTTCGCGTTCGTGATAAGCGCTCAAAAGTTCGTGCTGCTGGCGCTCGGCTTCCCGCTTGGCAAGGAGTTCTTCGGCCTTGCGGACCGCTAGGGCTTCCGCGTAGGCGTCAGGGTCTACTTCCTTATCTGGCAGGGCTTCCGAGGCCGACCTTTCAGTCGGTGCCTTCAGCGCTTGCTCTCGTTCCCACTTGCGACGTTCCCGTGCAAGCCTCTTGCCGACCATCGCATCCAACTCTTCTTGAGTGAACGTCTTGGCAGGCTTTTCCTCCGGCGGTGCCGCCTCTTGGGCAGCGACTTCGGGTTGCGGGGTCGCCGTGACCTCCGCTTCCGGCGCGGGTACTTCCGCTACTTGCTCAACCAACTGATTTTCGTCAGCCATTTGTGTTCCTTTTGGAACCCTGGTCAACCGGGCCAGTACGGGTAAAACAATATCCTATGCGTCGTTATTACGCAACGCGCTCCCAATCTATGGATACGGGCGGCGGGAAGGGCGTGCAGACAGGGGCGTTTAGGGCATTTTGCAATTCCGCTTCTGCTTTTGCCTCAATGTCTGACTTATCAAGCCCGTTGGCAACACAAAAAGCCATTACGTTAGCTTCGCTCAAATCGGCAAAGTTGATGAAATTGGCCCCCGGTGCGCCAAGCGCGGTCGCGCCAAGTTGGACTGCTGCTTTTTCGCCACTTGATGCTTTACACACCCATCGCACCATTACGATAGTGTTTGGGTGGTTATCTACTGTTGTCGTATCAACACTAACAATGTTCCAGTTAATCATTTTGCACCTTTAGGTCAAAGCCGCAGTTGAGCGCCAAGTGCCGCCGCTATAAACATAAATTTTGTGATTGGTTTCGTCGTAATACATTGGCACGTTGCCCGACGGGTTGGTCGGCGCGCCCGTCGGGGCGCCTGCCGCCGAGGGGATATGCGTGAATCCGCTTGCCATTGTGGTTGTGCCTGCCACAACCTCAACGCCACCCGCAAAATAGTTGCGGGCCGTGCCTGCCATGTAGCAGTTAAACCGGTTACTGCCCGCAGCGATAGCACCGTAGAAACCGTAGTTGTTCGTAGCACCGGTCAGTCCACTATCGGCAAAAAATGCAATCTGGTCGGTAATTGCCGATCCTGCGCCAATAGTTCCTTGCTCTGCGCTGTAATGCTTTAACGTCGTCAGCGTAAAAGAAGCCGCTTCCGTTGACGCAAAACTTTGGTAGCCCAAGCAGAAATTCGTTGTTCCGCTAGGGATTGTGTATCGAGCATCTGATACTACAGACTGATTGGACGACGTTGGTATGTTGCCGCCAAACCGCCACTTAGCCCACGCATCCGTAGCAAGGCTGTTGTTAAGACACGCCCTGCCTTCTGAATCAATAAAAAATCGCGTAGTGAAAGACGCTGTGCCGCCGGGCGATCCACTCGCAGCGGTGGCAAAATCAATCTGTGGGGCAAGGTTGCCGCCCGTGGTGTCGGGTTTAAGCCGCAACCGAAGCATTGGCCCGGCGTTGATGTATTCGTAAGAGCCGCCGGAATTAAGAAAGCCGTTGTTAACCCAGACAGGCCGATTAGAGGCATCCGTTGCAAGGCTTGCCCAGCTGCTCAGTTGCAGTGCTTTTGACGCGGAATTCCACGCGCTCGGGCCAAAGCCAACACCGATATTGCCGGTGTTGAACAGCACATTGCCTGCCGCCGCGCTCACTTCAATACGAGGCGTGTTATTAGTCAAAAGCGCCCACGGATGATTTGAAGTAGTGCCGTTAAATGCAAACGTGCTTGCCGCGTAGCCCACGATCTGAGTGACCGTGCCATCTGTAGCAATCGACTGCGGGCCGCCTGTCGTACTTTTGAAGGACGCCGCAGGAACCGCCCCCGTATCAACCGTCAGCGCATACGTCGTCGGGTTTGCGCCGATGCCAAGGTTCGGGATGTTGTTGTTAAGCGCAACAGGATTGTTGTTAAGCGTGATATTGGCGAGGAACTGATTACTGCCCGCGATCAGCGAATTACCAATAAACCGATTAGTTGCCGCATCAAATCCATGACCGGAGTCGCGCACGGCTTGTTGGGTAAACGTTCCGTTTGGAGAAAGAAATGTGTTGCCGATGATGTCAACGTATTTCGACCAGCCGCGCACGAGATAAACATTATCGACCGTTCCGTCAAATGACGAGTCTGCCAAAAAGTCAAACGTCGTGGTGCCAGATACCGCCGTGAGGTATTCAGTGTACGTACCAGAGGCGCTACGCGCCGTGCCCGTGACCGTGCTGCCGCCAGTAAAGCGCGGCGTGATCGTGCCTGCGCTACGAGTAATGGTGTAAGTCAGTTTGTAAGTAACGCTTGCAGCCGTCGGAATGGTCAGCGTCTGGGCAAGCGACGAAGCCGTTCCCGGTGACTTCGTTGCTACGCCTGCGCCAATGCTCCAGCCTGTGCCGGTAATCCAGCTCGCTCCGCTTGCAAACGTATTGTTGGCGAGCATCTCGTTTCCGGCAAACTCAATGGCACCGCGTGCTGCGCCAGAGACTGCGCCGCAATCCGTGAAGGTGTTGCCTTCAAACGTGAGCCGTTCGCCGCCATTCACGGTGACCGCATAATCTCCCGTTCCGTTGACGTTGCGGAACGAGTTATTGGTCAACGCAAGATCGTAAACGGCGGTGTTGGGCCAGCCGATGATAGACACGGAGCCGCCGACAAAAACGTTGCCGTCGATGATTGTGTCGTTAAGGTTCCATACCGTAAATGCTCGACCGGGGCCGGTGTTTGGGAATTTTATGTAATTGTTAAGAATGCGAACGCCGAGGTTTGGGTACGCTTCTGTAAGCGGTGGAATCGGGGTTGGCGTAGCAAACGGATTGCCAAGTTCAAAAAATACGCCGTAGGTGCTGTCGCCCGGCGGGTTCGGCGTGTCGATGTAGTTGCCTTCGACCAAAAACCCATTGGGCGGAGTCGTCCATGTTTGGATCGGCAGAAATATCGTGATTGCCGCAACGCCGCCACGGCAGTCGAAGATGCGGTTATTGAGAATACTGATGTTGCGAATGATGTGATAGACATTAGCGTCCGGCTCAATGTCAATCGCACCCGGCATATTGCTGCGGGTGCAGCGCGTGAAGTAATTGTTTTCAATTGTGACGCTGGTGCCGTCGATGACGCTGATGCCATTGCGATTGTCGTTGTTCACGCCGTCGATGTAGCAGTTGCTTACTGTAACATCGATGTTGTGGCGCTCTTGTAAGGCTACATCACCGCTGCCGAAGATGATGCCGTCGCCTCGAAAGCCAACCACTTCGCAGTTGTCGATGAGGCAGTTACGCACACCGTGGAATGCGATCAGATGCACAAACTCGCTAAAGCCTGCCGAAGCTACTGCGCCTTGCACCTTGATGTTTTGCACCACCAAGTTTTCAACGTAGCTACCCGCCGAGCCTGAGTTGGCATACAAAGCGCCTTGGCTCGTTGCCGTGCCGGTGTACGAAATGACTGACGAGGCGCCCGCGCCAAACACCATGTTGTTGCTTTTTAGCGTGATCGGGCTAGTAACTTTGTACGTACCCGGCGGG